ATATAAAGAAAACCTTTGACACTACCAAATATTATTTTAAAGAAAGAATGTTTTATTTATAACATTTTGATAAGTAGCTTCAGTCATATCTTTAAGTCTAGGAAGTTCACGAAACATTCCTACTTGTCCAAGAAACCCAAGACCTATACGAATGTCGTCTGAACCATAACTATTTTTTATTACTCTCAAACTTCTAAAATATTTACTTCCTTCATCATCTCTAAGTTTTTCTAATGCATATCCAGAAGGATCTGCCACCTTATATCTCATTGGATCAAACAATGCTAGAACAACATCAGCATCATTTTGTGTTTGTGAGCTATCAGCAAAATCTTCTAGCTGTGGCTCAACATCACCATTCTTGATTCTCATGGGATTGGAAATATCTCTATTGAACTGACTAACTACCACTGGGGAATATCCATAGAAATCTCTAGCATATCTGAGCTCATCACTCATCTTATCAATAGCCTGTTTCTTTGTAGGTTGTGCTTGAGTGGTTTTTAATAAACCTATATGATCTATTATAACCATAGTGATTTCATTCTCATCATTAGGAATATATTTCTTATTATATTCATCTTCTTGAATGATTTCACCACGTTGTAATGCATAAGCTTTTAACTCTTTAGCAATACCTACAGGATTCTCTGGTCCATCAATAATAGTGATGATCTCTTTCATCTGCTCCATGTAATCATCATACATTAGAAAAAGATCATGTTCATCATGGGTCATTTTCTCTGTCCAACCTAATAGTTTGTTAACAGAAATAATCATTCCATGGTCTAAAAACATCTTTCTACTAATCCATTTAGCTAGTTTATATGTCTTACTTCTCTCCATAGATCTATACCATATCTTGAGCTTAATGTTTGTTTTATTCTCTTTAGATATATACCAATCAAATGGATTGAGCACATAAGCATCATCAATGAAACTAGTCTTACCAGATCCTGTTAAACCACCAACGAGAGTGTAGATACCCTTTCTGATACCAATATATCTATTGAGTCTATTAAACCCCATAGGGATACCATTGTTTCTACCATCCAATCCTTTTTGTACTTCTTTTTTAAGATCTTCAAAACTCATAATGCTTCTATTTCTTTTTTAACTTCTAACCAAAATTCGGTTTCTTGTGAGTCTTTTAGTAATTCCTTTAATGCTACCAATGAGCATTGTTTAGCAAATTCCTTCATTGACACACCTCTTGTGAAGTCTCTAGCTAATTGCTCGTACTTGTTGTATAGCTCTAATGCTTTTTCTTTTGGTGTCATATAGATTGTTTTAAATAATTAGATAATGCAGATTGATAAGCCAAATGAGCTTCAGTTTCAGTTAAATAATGTCCTAATTTTACTCTTTTTTTATTTATACTAATTTCAGCTGCCCATTTATTTCTATCTTTTCTAAAGCTTACTCCAGTGTATTGACTGCTAGACTTTATGTGCTTTAAATTACAGTTTTCTCTATTAGTAACTATCTCTAAATTTTCTAGTCTATTATCTGTTCTTATAAAATTTATGTGATTTACAACCTTATCATGTCCATTTGGAATAAGATTTAAAAAAGTAATTGCCACTAACTGATGTATAGTGAACACTTTTTTAATATTATTTTTAGACAAAGATACTTGTAAGTATCCCCATTTATTTAAAATTGCAACTAAAAGCTTAGGAGTTTTACTCTTTAAACTTTTTACATTACCTAAATTACTAACTTGATAATGAGTCTCATATCCTGGTATATCTTTATATATTTCCATAATCTAAATATCAGTTGCTCCTTTTATAACTGGTTCTTCAGTTATGGTTTTACCTTCTCTAATAAGTTCAATAAATGGTTCAAAGCTTCTCTGTGTTAGATATGTTACAGTGCCCTGCATAAATGCAAGTCTATTTGTGCCTGTTTTAACAGAATTCTCTTTCTTCTGTAGCACTTCATATTCTAATGCAGCTATCAGTTCATCTATAGTGTACTCATTTTCAGCAAGAATTTTATCTAGTTTAGCTTGACATTCGTCCTTCTGAACTCTTAAAGTTCTGCTTCCTGTAAAATTCTTGCCTTTATAAGTGAATATATCTGTACCTGGATAGGTTTTCCACCATCTATCAAACTCTGCAAATGTTTGTGTCTTCTTGATAATCTTACTAGTTTTAGCTCTTGAGTCCATAAATTCCAAAAGCTTCTTACCAATAACTGTCACCTTGTAGTTGTCTGAAACCAATCCCTTTCTATATATTGTTTGACATAGAGCCTGAAGCTTGGGAGTGGATTCACACAATAATTTTACATTATAATCTTCATCAGCCAATTTAAGGAGAAACACCATATCTAATGTAAAGCCTTCTTTAAGAAGCTCCTCAAAATGGTAAGCTGTCACCTTTATATTCATATTCTTTCTTTAAGATGTTATACTTATCAACTACTATTATTTCAGCAGGAAGTCTCTCAACCTCTTGCTCCATAAGGATCTTAGCCTCTAGCAAATATACAGCATCTTTTCTAAACTCATGTTCCCAATCAAGATTTATTTGTAGATCTTTCATTTTTATATCCTTTATTATCCCAAAAATAATCACATGTCACTTCTTCCCCATCCTTTTTAATTCTATTAAATGGTGGGTTAACAAAAAATGATTGACCAAATTCATCAGGTTTTGCTGTATATCTATGACAATTGTTCTTTAATGGACAATCATAAGCTCCTATAGAGCCTTTACAACAAGTTATATCTGGCATATTATTTAATTTATTCAGCAGCCCAACCAAAGAATATATATCTACCTGGTTGTTCTGATGTAGATTTCTTATAATCAACTGTTGCCACTGTTGAATCAACATCAACTAACACTTTCCTCATTACGATTCTAGTTTTCTTTTGATGTTTCTCTGTGTATGCTCTAGCAGATCTAATAGCACCTGTTTTATCAGGATGTGAAGCAATCATTTCACCTTCATAATAAGTTTCCACTTGATATTTAAGTACCCATTTCTTGGTACCAGGAGTGACAATATTATTTACAGTGGTTTTAATCTTATTAGTGTTCTCCTTAGGTGGTTGTATACAAATAGCAGCACATTGTCTTTTATTAAGCACTTCCACTTGATCACTTATAAATACATCTAAAGATTTACCACTAGATTTAAACTTAGATGTAAGATCTAATAGATTAAATGATTGTGTAGTGCTAATTGTACCATTGTATGGATCATCTCCTGATTCTATTGTTGCAGCTTCACATATTGCATTATATGTACTGTTCAAGGATCTACCAGATCCTGTTATCTTAAACCAACTTGCTCCCATAATTTTGATGTTTTAAGTGAAATAAATATTAAAAACGTTTGTGAAATAATCATATCTATCTGATGATGTTGTATTTATATCATCTATAAATGCATCAAATACATGATCATCTATCTTAATATCCCATTGTAACATTAGGGCTTTCCACATAACAAAGAAATCTGTCATGTCTAAGTCTGGAAGCACTCCTTCTAAGAACATATTATACATTACGTCTTTTAATAGTTCAAGCTTGTCTGTATATTTCTTTTTTCCTATTTCCATATATTAGTCTTTAATGCGTAATCCGAACTGTAAGTCAAACCAATTGAATGTATCTTCAGCTCTTGATTTATTGCATTTAAACACCTTCTTAATGAGAGGTACTGCATATGCTCTAAACTTATCATGCTGTTCTTGTGTCATGGTCCATTTGCTGTACCATTCTCTCGTCTTATAAGCTTCAGCTATTGTTTTACCAACTATTTCTAATTGATAGTCTAACAAATGTTCTGATATGTTTTCTCTATTGATCTTTGCCATTAGAATGAATTTATATGTTGAACTACTTCTTCCCAGTTTATATCTGTTTGTGTTTCTTTTAATAAAGTTACACTTACTTTAGCACATTCTTTAGCTGTTGTTATACCTGTATATGGATCTTGTCCTACAATTGGTAGGAAAGCCATTACTAATTCTGCTGCTTTTTTCTTATTATCCATTAGATTCTTTTAATTATATAATCATTAAATTTGTCTATATCAAACTTACTATCAATAGCTTCAAAGAACTTCTTATAAGCCCAATAGTAATCTGATGCTGTTGGATATCTATGTCCATTAGCTATGCAGTCATCTATTACTAGATCAGCTGCAATTTTAAATTGCGATTTACCCATAGGTTATTTGTTTTGGTTATCAAACAAAAGACACTTTTTAAAAATAGTGTCAAACGTTTGTTTTAAAATAGAGAAAGCTGGTTCTTGTCAATATTGACTTTCTTTTTCTTACCACCATATTCTATTTTACTAGTGATACGTTCAGCTCTTTCTATATAATACTTATAGTTGATGTTATCCAGAGGGTGATTGCTTTGTAGATTATTACACACTGTAGCTAGCCATTCTCCTGCTTCCACTTGACTTATGCTAGCTGCTCCACTATTAGAATCTTCATTCTTTACCTTCAACAGCTTTTCTCCTGAATTAGATACATAATACCTAATTAGCTTATTATACACTGTCTTGCTAATGTCTGTTATTCCTTCATAGTGGAAATCTTTGCTTGCTTTTTGTCTGAGGCAGAAATCAAAAATATTATCATGAGAAGTAATAGTGCTAGCAATAGGAATGTTATGTACATAATACTTTTCCAAAGCCATAGGAACAATCCTAGCACTCTTGTTCTTGTGTAATTCAAAGTCTGTAAGGAAATCACCTTTCTTTTTAACATCACCATTAGTTTTAATTGCTAGATAGTCATTAACAGTTGAGAATATAATCTTCTGATAATCAGTGCGTTCTAGCTCATATTTAGTTAATTCCATCCACCATTTATTGATGGTGTTCATTGTTTCTAATTGGTCTTTCTTCACCATAATAGTAACACCATCTGTATTAGCAGATATAACATGAATTCCATTGAGTTCATATTGCTCAATGAGCATCAACAAGCTTAATTCACCTGTAATAGTGGTGAACATAGTTAGTTGTCTGTCATAAATCCAGTTTTGCATATCACTGCTTTTCGATTTTGTTATCCTATAGGCTTTTTATCCTATAGTTCTTACAGTTCTTATTCCTGTAAGTCCAGCATATATTTTCATCCTTAAGGATGTTGAGCACTCGTGGGAGAATTATATTTATTCATCTCCTATGCGTTACACTGACCAATAGCCTTTCGTAATCTATTAGTTTAGCACGGTATTAGGAATCACACCCTTCACCGTTTTTGCTCAATTTTTCAATATGGATTTCTCCATAAAGCGGCTGATTGCTAAATCTCAGTCCTTTATAAAATTTAACAATTTCTTAACAACCGTAGACACTATTAACAGCAAGCTTTAGAGCTCCTACAATACCTGCTATCTTCTTATCTTTCTTAGCTAATGGTTTGAGCTCTAGTCTTTTCTCAAACATTGTTTTATATCCTCTAAGAAACTCTTTACCCAAATGTTGAGGGTATTTACCATTTGTGATGATAATGGCAGGATAGTATGCATTCCTGCCTCCTATAGTCTTTCAACTATAGCTGGACTATATCATCATTTAACTTTAATTCTTTTTTCCAAACAAACCCATAAATTGAAGGTTTATGACCTGAACAAACTGCATATATTTGCTGCCATTTATAAGAAAGATTTTGTTCTGTTATTTCTTTTACTGAATTCCATCTTCTTACAAACTGACCACTTTTATCATACTGATCAATATAATATTTAACTGTAGCTTCTGAAACTTTCTTTGCCATTTCTTTAGTAGCTTCTGGATTATCTTTCCAATAAGTATGACTAGATTTTTGTCTTTCTTTTGGATCTTTAAATCTTTTAATTTGAGCATCACTAAGTTTCTTTCTTGTTTCTTGAGAAACAATACAACCTGTTTCAGAATCTTCCCTAAAATTATATCCTTTTTTTCTATCAGTACATTTATAAATTCTTTGCCAATATAGCTCTTGTTCTTTTAATTGGTCAAGAGATACATATTCTATTATAAAGTATTCAAAGTTCTGTCTTCCATATTTGTGCCAAGCATTTATAAAATGTTCATTCTCATCTTTACTTCTTTTGTTAAGAAGATTAATATGCTGTCTGATTCTTCTATAAATACATTTAGCCTTTCCTATGTAAACTTTATTGTTTACTTTGTTTCTTATACAATATATACCGCTTTTGTCTAAGTGTTCTTTTCTATTTAATTTCATACTACAAATATATGTAGTTAGATGGATAGAACCAAGACACTCTTATTAATTAATTGTTAAATGTTCCCTGTTTAGTCTCTGAACCTTGATCTATTTCACTATAGACCCTTGGCTGCGGATTGTCCAATCTTAATCTTTTTTACCATACCTGAGTAGTTAGTTCAGCCACTATATGTATTTCTACTATAGCTTGGTAGATTAAGCTCTAAGGAGATTCCCGACAATTTAAGGAATTTTAGTTTCGCCATAGTGTTAACGAAACATCCCAATCAATAATTTCAGTGGACTCATCTGCTTCAAATATTTTAGGTTTATTTTCTGTATGAAGACCACCCTTAGCAAATGTGTATACATTATCATAGAATGGTAATGATTCTTTAAAATCATCTGTCATGGTGAACACCTGTTTCTTTACGTGCTTTAAGAACTTCTGGAGCTCTGGAGTGACAAATGTAATGTAATCAGCTATACAGTTACTAGCCTTCACTTCTTTTCTAAAGAACCCTTTCTTTGGTAGAGAATTATATGTAATGTTTTTCTCTTGACAATAGAACTTCTTAATCATCTCATCCCCTATCTTACTATCTGAATAGTTTAGACATGGAATGCCAAATTCTTCTTGTATATCTAGTCTAAGGGCTATTTGATTGTTTCCCTTGTACAATGGATGCTCTGTATCACCAGTGGTAATCTTATAGAATTCATGAGTGGCTTTAACATCATTATGACAATAGTAGATAGTTTCTAATATCTCTTGTTGTGTCATGTTTTCTTTAGCATGATGAATAGGCATTTCCTCAATGTTATCAAAGTCCATCTCAAACTCTAGTCTCTTTAAGCTAACCATCCTATTCTTATTTGAATAATGGTTTATCTCAAATATGTCCAAAATTTTAAAACTTAATTCTGATTCTCTATATTTAGGTAAAACTCCATAATTACTGTCATGAATAGTATCTTGTGCAACTTGAGCAATTTTAGTACAGATTTCTAAACTAGATAATTCATGCCAATCTCTACTAAATCTAATAATATGTTCTAACACTTGACTGTCAAATCTTAATCCATTATATGTTACAAAATAATGATCGTTTTTCTCTTCAAAGAATCTTATCATAATGTCTAACTGATTCTTATTCTTATTTAGCTCAAAATCATGCCATTGTTGAGTTTGTGGATCATAACATGAGCATAAGAAGAATTCAGACATAGTTTCTATGTCTGTTACAATTACTTTCATTTGCTTAATTTTAATGTTCTTAAATATGTATTCCTTCTCACAGCTCCTGATATATTAGATATTGTAACATTCAATATCTCTGATAGCTTATTAGAATCACAGTGTCCTATATAATTGTTAAAGCAATCATGCACTGTATATTTTCCAGAACTTGATTTTATTTGTTCAAATATATTATTCCAATATGATTTCACTTCGTTTATATCACTATTGCTATCAACAAATATATATCTGCTTGATAATGAATCGATTAAATTCTTCTTAAAGAATAGCACGTTCATTTTTCTATGTATATTAGGAGCAACTGTATTAAAATGATCAGCACATTTATATAAATCAGTGAATGTTTGGTAGTACTCTCCATATATAGTATAAACATCCATTGCTCTTTTAGGGGCACTATTAGACATTCTTATTCTAGTTTCTGAAGAAACAGCACACTTACCATCAGGAGCTGTTGGATCAATATTGTAACCAAATAGTCTATTATGACTGTTTAGTAGATTACACCAATAATTCTCTTGAGAATAAATATACCGTTCATTACATTCTTCTAATGTATCAAACATGAACTTATCTTCACCATATTTATTAAATGCTGATTGCAAATGTACATTTACATGAACATTGTTTCTCAATTGCCATTTATGTTCACACAATCTATTATATGTGTCTTTTGAAGCACCTATGTAAACTTTACTGTTCACTTTGTTCTGGATTATGTATACACCAGGATTACCTTTTTTTCTCATTATGATATTATCTTAATGAGCAAAAGTAAACTATATATTTGAAACTACCAAATATACATTCATATTATTCAATTTCTTCTATAAATTTAGGACCTTTTTGAACAAGTTCAATAAGAACGTTAATATCTTTTGCTCTCAATACACCAATAAATTCATTGTGGCTCCAATAATCATTGTATATATCTCTTGGTATTGCGTTCCATAATTCTGTATAAGGAGAATAATGAAACACATAATCGTATAGGTTATCCATAGGTTATAAGTTTTCTATTTCTTGTTTAACGTCTTGCCAATATTCTATATCAACAGGAACATACCAAACTACGCTTAATATTTCATCTACTGCTATTAATGCACATTTCTTGGCTATTTCAAACGATAAATACCACATTAAAGTACCTTCTTCAGGAAGTTTAGCAAATTTATTTACCAATTCTTGTGCTTTTTCTTTTGGTGTCATAACTTATTATTTTAAATATTTTGGTTTAAGTATTCGTTCATAGTAATCTATAACCTCTTCTTTGCCATCTCTACTAATTCTCCATGTTGCTGGAGCTTCTTTTCTACATTGCTCTATCCTTTCACGTTTGGATTTAGTTTTATCTGTATTATACTCATAATATAACCATGCTTCCCAATAATGATCAACTGCCTTCCTATCTCTAAACCCTACCATAAGAGCAATTTGGTAACCAAAGAATACAAATGATAACACAGGACCCCATTCATATCTAAAATCATCATATTTTGTTTTCCATCCTAAACTACAATAACTAAATCCTACTTTAAGTGGTACTGGTTTACTATAGTTTTTATATTCATCTATTAGTGTATTAGGATCTTTACCATAATGAATATGTCCTTTCTTTTGAGTACTCTCAGTAGCTAATCTTAAGCAATCCGCCTGATTAAATTTAACCCACTTTCTAGGATAGAAATATGGGATACCTATCCGTGTTTTACCAACGTAGAAACTTACTTTGAATGGTTTGAATGGACTATTCGATATTTTTAACCATCTAAGACTGCTGAGGATATTTTTTAAATTCATAGGTTATTGTTGATTTAATCTTCCTGTAACTTCCGATTCTTTTTTTATTGCTGCTTCCATCTTTGATAGCTTGTAGTTCATATAATAATCGTAGGACTCTGTTTCTTTTAATTTTGGAAAAACTATTGTCTTGAGTACATCTAGATCTTCTCGACCATACCCTAGTTCAAATTGATATACATCAAACCATCTTAATATTGTTTCTGCTTGTTCTTGTGTCATTATTTATTTGTTTAGGACCTAAAGATACGACTATTAAAAATAGTATGCAACTTTATTTTATTTTATTATCTCCAAAATATTTGTAATAATACAATAGTACAAGCTAAAAGCAAGCAAGTCAAAGTCTTAGGTGTTGGTAATTCCTTAAAGATCAACCAACTCATTATGGTAAACACAATAACACCTACACCGAAGCCGAGAATGCGCCCGGGCCAGTTGGCTTCAAAGTGTTCACTGAATATCCTAGTTGTCTTAATAAAGACTAGAGATATAGGTAATCCTAACAGCATCATTAGGTAAGGATTCTCTCTTGGAAACTTCCAAGCCATCTGTCCTTGCAACTGAATGAAGGATACTATTTGTGCTACTGTGCAAAGTACTAAAGCGATTGCTAATTTCATAACTTAATTTAAAATGTGAAGGTTCCTTTATCAAATTCTTTAATCATATCCGAGTATTCCTGTTTAGATACCTTTAAAGCTCTATTAGCTACTGTAGGAGACATCTGCTCAACAAATACTGTTTTTATTATATACCCAAACAAATAATACACTATTTGGTAATCTGCTACAGGTAGGTAGCTACCTTCACTTGTTACCTTATGGTAAAAGTGATTCATGAATACTCTTTTCTTGATCATAACTTAATTTAAAGATTATCAATAAAGATACCAACCTTTTCCATACAAAACAACTACTAACT